CAAATTACCAAACGTCGCATGCAGACCTATGGTTAACAATAACATTCAAGGATGGATGTTCTGAACCCGGTGATGTACACCATTTAGTTCCTAGCAGGGATGCAGAATCCTCTGAACTTACCTATGTTATGTTATCTCTAAACGTTAATGAGACATATCCACCCACAGATGTCAATGTTACCGAATACTTTTCAGAGTTTTTTACATTCGTAGATGCATCCCCATTGCCAAATCTCTCTACAATAAATCTGGATGGAGAAAGCTTACCTGTAGCAGAATGGAAATTTTCAGGATTAATGTCAAATGACGTTGTTATTCATTACACTCTAAGAGCACCAGATGACACTGGAACGTATTTTTTCAGAGGTAAAGTGGAAACTGGCAACTTAACAATTGAAACTGCTGGGCAATGGGAAGTTTCTGTGCAACCCCCAGTTGGTGGCTTTGTTGTTCCTGTTGATAAGTTTGGTTTGTTGGCTCCATACATTGGTTTAGCCTCAACAATCCTAGTCGCAACAGTTGCAACAGCCATCTACGTCAAACGTGTTAAGCGTAGAAAAGAGAAGCAATGAACACCATTCCACCTCTATTTCCCCCTTTTTCTGTTAAGTACTTAAGGTTCACCCTATATGAATGCCAAAGAGAAACATCTGGGAACTAAAGCTCAAAACAGAGTCATAAAAAACCGTGAAAGACGCATGGCAACAGCCATCTTTCTAGCCTTCATCCTGCTCATAGTCATTTTCTCATCCTACTTCACTTACAACTTCCTAAATCAACTTCAAAACCAAACAACAAACCCAACATCTTCCCAATTGAAAGCAGCCATAGTAGACCACTTAAGCCTAACATTTCCAAACCAAAATTCACAGTTATTTGCCAATTCTACTTTCTGATTATGCCTTTGCAACTAAAACATTTTTAAATTAGCCTTTTAATCGTGAAAATTGCTTATCTATGGCGTCTTTTCCCTACCTAGTTAGAGGAACGAGTTAAATGCCAGACACATATGGAGCTCATGAATGCCGCGTCTACTTTGTCCAAGAAACAAACTATGGAGAAACACCAGCAAATCCATCCATGCTTAGCATAAACGCGGAAAACGTGGAGCCCTCTTTAGACCCAAACTTAATACGGGTGAGAGGCGTTGGAAGCAGAGACCTTCAAAGCCTCAAGAAAGGCTTGAGACAAGCAAACCTAAAAATTATTCACCTGTTGTCATCGGACGCTTCCATATCCTTCATTCAACATGCCCAAACGTTGAATGGCTTAAGTGTTCAGGTGCTTTATTACAAAGGCACATTCGCAAGCGCAACCGACATCATAAGCCTTCTTTACAAAGGCTGCAGAATAAACAAGCTAACAGTTGAGTGCAGCCTCGAAGAAATCATTAAGGCAACTGTTGAACTTGTTGGAAAGGACGTTACTGTTGAAACAAGCAAAATAACCGGCGCAACCTACGCCGACTATGCAGGTGCAATCCCATACAACGAAAGCTATGTACAGAGAGGAGCAGGAGACGGTTCAGGCTTAACAGCCCTAGAAAGAGCAACTGACTGGAAGTTTACAATTGAAAACAACTTAAAACCAGTGCCAGTTATCCGCTCGACTGATGGCCACCTACTTAGATATTTGCCAGCTAGACACCGCAACTTAACAGGTGAGTTAATTTTCGAGTTTGAAAGCAAGCAGGAGTATGATGACGTAATCAACGACAGCGAATTCAGCCTAAAATTTGGTTTAGGCAGCACAAACAACGCCTTATTCAAATATTGCAAATGGGAAAACGTCGCATCGCCAACCCGCATAGAAGATCTTGTTAGTTTAAAAGCCTCGTTTGTTTCGCGTGATGCCATCATAAGCTAAACAGAGGTTCAGTTATGCAGAAGGAAGTTTTGGAGCTTGACGAGCGGTTCGGAAAAGAGTATGTAGGGTATTATGTTTTCCAGGAGATTAGCTGGGCTAAAAGGTCAAGAATCATTCAGAAATACACCAAATACCATCCAATATCTGGACAAATTGTAAACAGCGACTTTATCGCTATCCAAGCGGAAACCATTTGGGCTTCACTAAAAGAACAGCCGCCAAACAAACCTATAACACTTGAAAAGCTACTTAGCGAAGACGGTGGCATACCAATAGGCTTAGGCGAGCTTTTCAGCCAAATCGTTAACAGGCTCTGCAGCGTAACGCAAGAGGAAACACTTTTTTTATCCGAGCAATCAGAAGACAGAAGCCGCTCCCAGCCATCACAGACTTTAGGCTCTGCAGAGAATTCGGCTGGACACCAAATCAGCTCTCTAAACAATCAGCCAAAACCATCCAGCAATTCATCGTCATCCTCAACGAGTTAGACCAGCAAGCGGAGGAAGAAAAGCAAAAAGTGGAAAAGGAGGCGAAATGGCATGTCCGTTGAGCTTGATGTTGCAATAGACGGCGTTGAAGAATTTAAGGCTGCTGTGCAACGCTTTGATTCGGGTATCCAAAGTCATGTGCATGGGCAGTTGGCAGGTTGGGCTGAAGATGTTAAAGTCTTGGCTAAACAGATCGTCCCAGTGAGAACTGGTCGTCTGCAAAGCTCAATTTACGCTAAAATCCAAGGGTGGGTGGCTGAAATAGGTGCAGAGGCCGCCTACGCAATGTTTGTTGAGTTCGGCACTCGCTATATGCAGGCCCGTCCTTATCTTTTTCCAGCAGTTCAGGAACATCTTCCGAGGCTTGAACAGATAATTTGTGAAGCGATTGATGCAGCAAAAAGGGAGGCTGGCTTGACATGAGTTTTAGGGAAATAGCGGTGACCATCCGTGCTGTTAATCGTGCAAGCCACGAGTTTGCGAAAATACAGTCAGACGCTGAAGCCTTAAGTGTGAGGATAAAAAGTCTTGGAGCAACTATCGCTGGTTTAGGAGCTACAGGAACAGCTATCGGTCACATAGCTCATCAATTTGGCTTGTTAAATGATGAGCAGGCTCGAGTTTTCAATTCAGCCATGATGGTTATCACTGTTATGGGCATGTTTATGCGGACAAGTTGGGGCGTGGCCATAGCCCAGAAAGTTTATGCCGCCGCCTGTTGGATTGCAACTACTGCTCAAAACGCTTTAAACATCAGCTATGCAACTTTTCTGGCTTTGACTGGTGTTGGCGTCGCCGTTATTATTGCGGCTGCAGCTGCCATGTGGTACTTCGCTTCGCAGATGAATGCTGCAACAGCAAGCGTTCAAAGCTTCAATGAAGCTGCTGCTGAAATGCCCGCATATACTCGTAGTGTTCGCAGGGTCGGGGAAGAGGAGCTGTATAGGCGAGGTGTTGAATAATTCATGAGTGTTGAAATTCCTAAAGTTGCCGTTGCTTTTGGCGCGGTGACTCCGCCTCAAGGTGATGTTATAGATTTACGTGTGTATTTGGGATGCACAAAAGAGGTTGGCAGTTTTGAGGTTTTACTTCAGAATTGGGATAAAAAGTATAGTCCTGGCGGGTCTTATCCCATAAATGTTGGCATGGACGGGCACATAGACATAGGCAGAGGCGCAAATGTTCCGCAGATAATCACTTGTCGTGTTGAAAGTGTCAAATATGAATCTTCACCAACCGAGAACTATTTGCGTGTTGCCGGGCGGTGTTGGGGTGAGAAGCTTTTTCGCAGAGTTGTAACAAAAACTTATGAGAACAAAAAGGGTGAAGAAATAGTCAAGGATTTGATAGATTATTATGCGGGTTTAGGTCATGTTAGAAACTCCACAGAACTTGTAGAAAACACTGACACAACTTACACTAAACTGGACTATGAAGACACGCCTGTTTTCGATGTTCTCAAATATATTGCTGAATCAGCAGATAAAACTGGCGTTATCGGTTTTGATTTTCGTGTTGCTCCAGACGGCAAGTTCGAGTTTTTTGCAAGAAACAGCAAAACTTCGCCGGTAAGCCTTAGCGAGAAAATCGAGTTTAGCGAATATCGCAAGGATATTCACAGGGTAAGAAACAAAATCGTGGTTTATGGTATTGCAGATAAAAGTGATCCAGCCGACAAAGATGCTTGGACTGAAAGCTTAACACCAGCAGATGGTTCATGGAGTGCCGTCGCAGGCGAAGTAACCCTTGATACGACAACGAAAATAAAGGGTAATGCGAGCATCAAAACCTACACTGCAAGTAATTATTATGCAGGCTGCAAGTTCACATTAAACAGCGGCAAAGATGTCAACGCAAATTTGTATCCACTTTCGCGTTTCTGGGTTAAACGCGACAATGCCTTCAATGGAAACTTGAACATTATTCTTTACGATGCGGCGGATAAATCCGCTTCGCACATGGTTAACGTCGGACCTGACAAGTGGATTCAACAACAAGTTAAGGTTGGCTCTGAAAATGCAGACATCTGGGACGTTGAAAGCGGCTTTAATTGGACTCAAACAAAGACGGTTCGTTTTGACTGCTGGTTCACGGACACTGGAACTGGCAGCTTTTGGGTTGACGGCTTACTTTTTGGCGGACGTAGATACAGTTCGATACAAGAGGATAGCGCAAGTCAGACAAATTATGGCTTAAGAGAGCTTGTTGAAGTTGATGAGGAGCTTTACAGCGATAATGAATGCATGTTAAGGGCTAAGGCTTTCCTTAACTATTTGAAAGACCCAGCAGAATATCTCACAGTTAGAAGCACAGTCATAGACTATGGCATTACTCCTCTTTTGCCTGGCGACAAAATCCATGTGACATTGCCCAACGAGAATGTTGATTCTGACTTTCGCATCTTAAACGTTGAATACCATGTGGATGCTAAGACACAAACGCTAGAAATAACTTTGGAGTTGGGACGGGAACAGCCGCTTTTGGCTGATTATCTGTATGTTTTGCGCAGTAAGACGGACCATTTGAGCAGGCATAAAATTGCGAGGTTGATTTAGGATGAGTGTTCCTTATGGATGCTATGAAGAGGCTTTCAAAGCCATTCACAGTGCTTTGTCAAATCTTATGGCTCCACAGTCTGGCAGAAGAATAACTAAACTGGAGTTCACTTGGAACGCAGACAGCACATTGTCTACTTTAAAGGCTTTTGAAAGTGCCACTCTTCTTTTTACACTTACTTTTTCTTGGAATGCTGATGGCACTTTGAAGGAGGTTAGCCGTGCAGATGCCTGACAAGGCTCTAGTGATCCGTGATGATAAGGAGAAATTCAAGGATTTAGGCGATGTTTTAGCCATAGCAAGGGCTGAAGGCAAAAAACTTTTCAAAACCAGAGAGAACGTTTTTGTTGTGCGGGTGTTTTTTGACGGTGAGGTTGGCTGGATAGCAGTTGTACGTTATCCATTAGTTGAAGCTGGTTGTTCAAATGCGCTGGTTGTAAGCGGGGGAGAAAAGAAATGAGAAATGGAAGTGAAAGAAAAAATCGGGTGGAAAGCTGAGTGGAGAATCGACAAATTCAAAGACTCCACTGGAGAAATTGCTAAGGCTTTACAAGCAGGCACAAGCATTGAACAAGTTAAGAAGATTTTCGGGGATGCCTTCATAATATCTGAAATCTTTGAAGGCAACATCGGATTGAATGAAGGACTGGGTGAACTTATAGACATAATTTGCGGTCTCGGCACACCAACGAAATGGGACAACACAAACGCTAGGCTTGGTGTGGGTGATTCAAACGCGGCTGAAAACTCAACTCAGACTGGTTTGCAGGCTACAACAAACAAGACTTTTAAGGCTATGGACTCTGGTTATCCACAAAGAAGTAATCAAACTGCTGAGTGGCGTGCAACTTTTGGCGCTGCCGAGGCTAACTATGCATGGGAAGAATACACAGTTGTCAACGCTACAGATGACTCAGGTAAAAACTTAAACCGCAAGATTGCGTCGAAGGGCACAAAGGCTTCAGGCGAAACGTGGACACTTTCAGTTAAAATAACATTCAGCTAGAGAGGCTTTTTCGGAAATGGCTTGGATACTTGAGAGAGTTGGACAGAATTTTAGGCAATGTGTCAATGCTAAAAACTCGAAACAGCATAAGATTGTTGTTGAATCTTTGGATCCGACTAGCACTTGGCAGGTTGGAGCAAGCAATGATGATGCTTGGAGAAGAAAAGTTACGGATGCTTTCTTGTTAGATTCTGTTCAGAATGTGGTGGGCTATTGGAGTTCGAGTTATTACGGTTATGGCTGTGGCTTACGCTTTACTAACATAAATATTCCGCAGGATGCGACAATACAAAGTGCATATCTTAAATTGACGTGTAGAGTGTCACGGTCAGCAACAGCAGTAAACAGTAGGATAAGTGGCGATGACAGTGATAATGCTGCAACTTTTTCGACTAAGGAGGATTTTGATAATCGTTACAGTAATCGGACAGCTGCGCGCGTTGATTGGGATGATATTCCTGCTTGGGCTTTGGATGTTGAGTATACGAGCCCCGACATTGGCTCAGTTATTCAGGAAATTGTTAGTCGGGCGGGTTGGTTAAGTGGGAATGCGGTTGCGTTGTTTTGGGAGGATTTTGATAATAGGTCTAGTGCTGCGGATGGGCGTATTAGGGAAGCTTATAGTTATGATTCTTCTGCTGTGAGGGCTCCTAAGCTTGAAATTACGTGGACTTCGGGTGTTGTTAAGGAGGTTGCGGATGGTTTGGGTTTAAGCGATGTCGTCTTGTGTAATAAAAGTCTAGCCGTTTCTGATTCTGTTGCGTTTGTTGATGCTTCATTTAGGGGTTGGACGCCGCAGGTCAGCGATGCATTTACGCTTTCAGAAACGATTTTGAGAGATAAGCAATTTTCAGTTTCGGACTCCTTAAGCCTGAGCGAATTAGTCGAGGTCGTAACGGAAATCATAAAGTCGGTTGGTGATTCGGTAGGGTTGAGCGAGCAGGTTCTAGCGAGTAAGGCTTTGTTTCTTGCGGATGAGATTCAGTTGATGGAAAATGTTTATGTTGATAGAATTCTGATTGTTTCTGATGAAGTTGCCTTGGCTGAAATTGTTGAGAAGGGTGTTGCTGGTGTGGTGAAGACTAGGTTTTTTTTGATTTTGGGTGATTTGGCTGTTCAGCTTACTGGGGATTGAGGCTTGGATAAGGGTGTTAGGCGGACTGTTGTTGAAGTGCGGGAGGATTTGCATAGGGAGGTTAGGAAGTATGCGTTGTTGAATGATTTGCGGATTTATGTGTTGACAAACGCGATATTGGAAGAAGCCTTGAAGGATGAGGAGAAAATAAGAACAATAATTAGAAGGCTAAAGCTTTAGCTTTTTTAGTGTTTTTTGTTTGGCTTTATCTTGGCGTTTTTGTGCGTTTTTTTGTGTTGGTTGTGGCTTGTTTTCGTAGGTTTTTTGCAGTTCCTGTATGTACCATTTTCTGTCGTGATTGTAGTGTAGTCCGATGGTTAAGCCTAAGACCATGAGGCACAGGCCGCTTATTATTAGGCTTAAGCCTAGGAGTGCTCCGGGGGTGAGGTTTGTGTGGTA